AGGGAAAAAGACGACGCTACTTTTTATGGAAACTGGATGAACCAAACAAAACGCTGTTTATCCGACTTCAAGCAAGTAAAATTCTACCGAGTGATACCTAAAGATTGGTTCAAACCCAAAGATCTTGACTGGAATGAAAACCTAACACACCTGACAATCGATGATTTTTTAGAAAAATTCAATCTAAAAGTCAACAATTAGCAAAATACGTCTTTTTACACCATTAATCACACCGTTTTTGCCGTTTTATCGTAAATAATAACACTTATAAGTACAAATCGAACGTTTTAAAAGGAGCACGTGTAATGACAAATAAGTTTGAACAATTACTAGAACTTTTAATCAACGAAGAACAAGACAAAGCGGAAGCATTATTCCACGAGATCGTTGTAGAAAAGTCTAGAGACATCTATGAAAATCTTGCAGATTCAGAAACAACAACTGAAGCAATGCACGATAAAAAAGATAAAAAAGATATGAAAGAGGACGAAGTTGCTGAAACTTCAGAAGAGTCTAAAGAAGAAGCAGTAGAAGAAACTACTGAAGAAACTAAAGACGAAGAAGTAAAAGAAACTTCAGACGAAGCTAAAGACGAACAAGTCGACGAAGTTGTTGAATTAGAAGACGAAGCAACAGAGTCAGAACAATCAGAACAATCAGATGAAGAGTCTATCGAAGAAGTTGGCGGTGACGCTACTGATGAATTAGTAAAAGACATCAGTGCAGACGAAGAAGGCGCTAGAGAGATGGACATGGACGGTGACAAAGCCGCTGATGACATGGGTAAAGACATGGATGCTGACGGTGATGACAAAGATGCCGAAGACATGGAAGACAGAGTTGTTGACTTAGAAGACGCTTTAGACGAACTAAAAGCAGAATTTGAAGCAATGATGGCAAAGAAAGACGGTGACGACGAAGATAAAGACGAAGCTGTTGAAATGCCAGCAGAAACTCCAGAAATGCCAGTTGAAAGCAAAATGTCAGACAAGAAAGACATGAAAAAAGAGGCAATGCATAAAGACAAAGGCATGAAAAAAGAGGCAATGCACAAAGATAAGAAAAAAATGGATGAATACAAAATCCAAAAAAGTGCAGACAACGCCGATCATGCTGACTCAAAAGGTTCACCAGTAAACTCTAAAGTAAAGAGTGCAGGCGGTTCAACACATAATATCGCTAAAGGTGGAGCAGATGAGAAAGGTCGACCGGCACCAACTGCTCAGAAAATGAGTGATTTTGAGAACACTCCAGGCAAAGACAAAGGCACATCAATGAAAAAAGAGATGAAGCCAATGACTGCGGATGGTTCAGACAAATCAGCTAAAAGTCCAGTTAACGCAAAAGCGTAATTAGGCTTTAATTAAGGAGTTTGGAATGTCACTATATCTTAGAGAACATCTAACTTACGATCAGGCCAGAGTACAGGTCTTACACGAAAATGACGGTAAGGATTTGTACATGAAGGGAATCTGTATTCAAGGAGGCATTAAGAACGCTAACCAAAGAGTATATCCAGTGAATGAAATTGGAAAAGCGGTTAAAACACTTAATGATCAGATCGGTTCAGGTTATTCTGTTCTTGGAGAAGTAGATCATCCAGATGATTTAAAAATTAATTTGGATCGTGTGTCACATATGATTGAAAATATGTGGATGGACGGTCCAAATGGATACGGCAAACTTAAAATTTTGCCAACACCAATGGGTCAACTTGTCAAAACTATGTTGGAATCAGGTGTGAAACTAGGCGTTTCTAGTAGAGGAAGTGGCAACATTTCCGAATACGGTGGCGGCGAAGTGTCAGACTTTGAGATCATCACAGTTGATGTTGTGGCCCAACCTTCGGCCCCGGGTGCTTACCCAACGCCAATTTACGAACACCTAATGAATACCAAGGGTGGTAACATGGCAAAGGGACTGGCGGCAGAAGTTAGAAATGACAAAAAAGCACAAAGGTATCTAAAAGATGCCCTAACAAACATAATAAAGGACCTAAAATAACATGATAGACGCAATATCAAAACTTGTTGAATCCGGAGCAATATCAGAAGATACTCAAAAGGCTATCCAAGATGCTTGGGAATCAAAAATCAAGGAAAATAAAGAGACTGTAGGTGCGGAACTACGTGAAGAGTTTGCAAAGAGATACGAACATGACAAAGCAAACATGATCGAGGCTATAGACAACATGATGACTGAGAAATTATCAGAAGAGATTTCAAAGTTTGTTGAAGATAGAAAAGCACTTGCACAAGAAAAAATTGCTTACAAAGAAAACGTAGGCAAACATTCTGGTAAATTGCAGGAATTCATTATGCAAAAATTATCAGAAGAGTTAAAAGAGTTACACACTGACCGTAAAGGTGTTCATGAAAACTTTAAGAAAATGGAAGAGTTCGTAGTAAACGCTCTTGCAAAAGAAATCAAAGAGTTCCATGAAGACAAAAAAGGCGTTGTGGAAACTAAAGTTAAACTAGTTGCAGAAGCCAAAAAACAAATGGCTAAGATGAAAGAAGCTTTCATTGCCAAATCTGCTAAGGTAGTAGAATCTGCTGTCAACAAAAAACTTGCTGAAGAAATAGCACAGTTGAAAGAAGACATCGAATCTGCTAGAGAAATTAACTTTGGTAAGAAAATATTCGAAGCGTTCGCTTCAGAGTACCAGAATTCTTACTTAAATGAGAAATCTGAGACTTCGAAGTTGATGAAAGTTGTAGATGAAACTACACTTAAATTAAAAGACGCTGAGAAGGCTGTCGAAGAGAAACAAGCGGTGATTGAGTCCAAAGACGCGGAAGCGAAAAGACAAGCGGACTTGATGGAACGCAAGGAAAAGATGGCTGAGATGCTCAAACCATTGGGCAAAGAAAAGGGTGAAGTAATGGCACAACTACTTGAAAGTGTACAAACTGACAAGTTGCAGACTTCGTTCGACAAGTATCTACCTCACGTGATGTCAGATAAACCAGTTGCATCAACTAAACAAGTTATTAGTGAAGCAAGTGGCGACAGAGCAAAAAGAGAAGATGCTGATTTAACAAATATCCGTAAGTTGGCGGGTATATAATAAACTAAAGGGGAAAAGATCAAATGTCAGAACTATTTGAATCTAAATGGGGCGAAACAAAAGCCGCATTAACTGAAGGTTTACAAGGCAACAAGAAAAAGACTATGGATGTAGTCTTAGAAAACACTAAGAAGTACTTGGCTGAGCAGGCGACTGCAGGTGCCACTTCTGCTGGTAACGTTGCTACGTTAAACCGTGTGATCCTTCCAGTAATACGTAGGGTTATGCCTACTGTTATAGCGAACGAGATCGTTGGTGTACAACCAATGACTGGTCCGGTTGGACAGATCCACACACTAAGAATAAGATATGCAGACACAGTCAGCTCGAACACAACAGCTGGTGAAGAAGCATTATCTCCATTCAAAATTGCGAAAGCATACTCTGGTAACCAGAACAACACAACTCCTAAAGCGGCTTCTACAGCATCTTTAGAAGGTACAGGTGGTAAGAGATTATCAATCCAGATCTTGAAACAACCGGTTGAAGCTAAGTCTAGAAAATTATCAGCTAGATGGACGTTTGAAGCGGCTCAAGACGCACAAGCACAACAAGGGATTGATGTAGAAGCAGAAATCATGGCGGCGTTAGCACAAGAGATTACTGCTGAGATCGACCAAGAAATCATCGGCTCACTAAGAACATTAGCGGGTACGGCTTCTGAGTCTTTTGACCAATCTGCTGTTTCTGGTACTGCAACATTCGTTGGTGATGAACACGCGGCATTGGCTGTGTTAATCAACAGAGTTGCAAACCAAATCGCAACAAGAACAAGAAGAGGCGCTGGAAACTACGCAGTAGTATCTCCAACAGCTTTAACAGTTCTTCAATCTGCAACAACTTCAGCATTTGCTAGATCAACTGAAGGTTCGTTCGAAGCACCGACTAACACAAAATTTGTTGGTACATTGAACGCTTCAATGAGAGTATACGTTGACGCTTACGCGGCAGACGGTACATCAGTACTAGTTGGTTACAAAGGAGCAAGTGAGGCAGACGCACCAGCGTTCTATTGTCCTTACATTCCTTTAATGTCAAGTGGTGTTGTTCTTGATCCTGCAACTTTCGAACCAGTTGTTGGTTTCCTAACAAGATACGGTTATGTTGAATTAACAAACACTGCATCTTCACTAGGTAACGCGGCTGACTACGTAGGTTTAGTAGGAATCAGTTCAGGAAACTTAAAATTCAAGTAAGCCAAGGCTTATTATTTTCAAAGAAAGGCGGCTTCATGTCGCCTTTTTTTGTGGCGGTACAATCTTGATTTAAATATCAAGTGCAGTATTGTTTTCATCACATACCAAAGACAGCAGGAAGCAGTCTACAATTACGTTTGGCACACAGAGAATCCATAGGTGAATTACCAAATGGATCAACTTTGATTGTGTATCCTTTGTATGATCAGATGAGATATTATAGAGTAAGTAATGATCCTGATTTTGATTCAACACAACCTATCAAGAAAGCATTTTTGCGGACATATCAAGGACCTAAAACAGAAGGCGACGCTTCGATTGTTTGTGGACACTACACAAATGTAACTCAACCAGGCAAACACTATGTCTGGCTTCGTGAACCTTTGGTTAGAGATGTATCACATTTCAACTATGATTGCAAATATGGTAACGAACTGACACGCAATTTTGGTGACCACCTTTCGCAGATGTCGGGTAATTTTATAGTGCTTTGGCTTTTTGGCAAGTACATTGGCAGGCATGACTCTGTCACAATGGAGGACAGGTACAACACTGTAAGAAAAGTCCTCAAAGAAAAATTTTATTGTGTGTACGACTCTGATAAGTTTGAAGATTCGTGGACAGAAATTTGCGAGGAACTTAAAATTAGTGCCGAACCAAGATTGAATTCAAATCAATCAGACAAGGATTATCAAAAAGTTCAAAAATATTCAGATCTGTCAGACGATTTCAAATCATGGCACAGAAGTTATAACCGCTATGATTATCTCCTGTACGAAGAATTTTGTACGTAGATAACAAAATTTTTTTATACTCATACACTTCACAGACCAAATGTGACATTATAATATGGTAGACCTTGCTTCTAAATAGATCAAGAGTTTCACTAGAAACTTTAATCAAGGGAGGTCCAACATGGATTATCTTAACAAGATAAAAGGATGGGCAAAAGGAATTGCTGATGTCGGTGTAAGTTTGATCGCATTAGGAATTGTTTTAGAAATCCTTTTCAACGGTCAAGGTATTCCGTTCTGGCCAAATGTTTCTGTAATAGGAAACGTCCAGGGCGTACTGCAAGGTTTTTCAGATCAAGGTCTGATTGGCTTGGTAGCAGTTTGGATTTTATATCATATCTACAACAGAAAATAATATAAACATCTAGAAATACAATAACCTCAAGAGTGGTGTGAGCACTTTTACACCACTCTTTCTAAAATAAATATAGTACAGGAGATAGTTTTATGAAAAATTTTTTAAAAAACAAAAAAGTCTGGATAGGTATTGCTATCGTGATCATTGCGATCGGATGGGCAGTATGGTCTGGACAACCAGCACCTGAAGTTCAAGGTTAACATAGAAACTACTAAAGGTCGATCAGTGTAGGATATTTGAAATCGACCTTTTTTTATGGGTGTTTAATAAATCCTATATAGCGATAAATACATATAGTTCAAACGTGCTTTTGCATACAGCAGAAGACTTATGCGGAAACAAACCGCGTAGCCAGGAGAACTGGCATTGGACTCCTAAACAGGAGAAAACAAATGGGAAGACCAATCAAAAAAAGTAAAATGTCTGGCGGAGCGAATGACTTCGC